AGTTAAGGCAGTGGTCTGCAATCTATTAATGCTTAGTGTTTCTGCTGTGTTGATAATCCATTGAAATGACATTATGTAATTTCCTTAATTTTCATCCCACGATTCCAAGCACCGCCAATGCCTTTTCGATTGGATCCATTGCCTTTTACCCGTTTACGCATTTCAGATGTGTTTAATCCGCATTCTTGTTTAATAACATTTTCTACACTATAAGGTCCTAAATCACCTAATCTAGCCATAACTAATTGTCCTTTCTTACATCCTCGAAAATGTATATCGTCTCCCCACCAATTTACCCATTCGTCAAAAGTAAATTTCCATTCTATATTTCTATTTTGTGCAGAAATCTTTTGCATTCCATATTTTTGTCTAAGAGTTAACATTAGTATCTCCTTGCTAGGCCTTTACCGCCCTGCATAGCCACTGCGTGAATAAAACTAGGATCAGCAGCAATCATTGAACGAAAACTGGCAGCATCTACTGCATTGATATTGTAAGTTACATTTGTGCCCATCATTGGACTAACAGTGGCTGGTCCAGCAACATATTCTGGTCCACGCTCGCCTACAATACCATAACGTCCTTTTGGTATAGTGCCTCCATTGGCAAAGAATCCACCAAAGTCTAAATTACCAAAATCACTACCTGTGCCAAAGCCACCACTGAATATATTACCTATGCTGTTACCAATATCCTTTATACCCGACCAAAGGTCACTGAAGAATCCTCCTCCGCCACCACCTCTGGCCTGACTTTTTGCTGCTTGAACTCCACGAACACTGTTGATATCTATTACATAAAGTGGATTGGTAGGACTAGATCCTTTGTTTTGATTACCTGAACCTCCGCCAAATCCTAATATACTGCCCAATTTGCCAAAGAATCCTTCTCCGCTGTCCATAGCAGTAGTCATATCACCAAATATGTCACTGATTAAACGTTTTAGTTGGCTGCGTAGTAGTTCTTCGCCCATAGTTTGCACAAACTTTTTCCATTCGAATTTACCAGTCTTGGCAAAATTAACAAATAGGTCTTCCATTGCACCCACTGTTCTATTGAAAAAGTTCTTGGCCTGTTCAGCACTGTTGTAGGCAGCATCACGATACTGTCTAAATGCATCTATCCAACCACTGGCAAAACTGCGTTGATATTCAATTTCTCTGCGTGCCTGTTCTTGTCGCATACGAATATTACGTTCTGTGGCTGCTTCTATCTGTTGAACAGCACGAACATATCCGTCAGGATCTAATATTTCTCCACTGTCTGGGCTGGTAAATTGTGCTGCTATTCTACGCAGTGTTTCTTCTTTGAGATTGCGTTCTTCCTGTGCAATTTCAGCAAGACGACGCTGCATTGGAGTTAGAGTAGAATTTATATAGCGTTCATTGGCTTCTCTTACTCGATTAGTTCCACTTAGCACAAGATCATTTAGAGCCTGATCTACAGTTAATCTGCGTTCTTCAGCGGCCTTCAACAGTTCTGCCTGATAGGTCATTTCCTTCATTATCTGAAGTTCATTTAGTCTTAAGGTTATGCCCTGTTGTATATCTGGAAGACTGTTACGATAAGTGTCTGTAATACGTTGTAGTGCTTCCTGTATTAGAGGAAGTTTCTTTTGATCTTCATCATTACGACTCTTGCTTAAGATATTATACTGTTCTAATAAAGGAGCAATGGCCTGTAGATACCCTTCTTCCGCTTGTCTAAGAGTTTCAACACTAAGTCTTTGCTCATCATTGAGACGCATTGTGTCAGTTTGAAGTTGAAATGCACGTTGTTGCTCTTGAACCTGACGACTGTAAGCATTGGCTGTATTGTCTAATTCTGCGCGAGTTTTTGCCAGACTTGTATTAAGTGCATCTGCCTGTTTTTTAAAGTCTTGTGTTCCATCTGCTAATTTTCCCTGTTGTAATCCTTCTACACCAGGACTTTTACCAAAATCTTTTAATATATCATCTAATTTTTTAAATTCTTCTTTTAAATCTTCTACTCGATCTGCTGTTCCCCCAATGTTTAGTCCTAAAGCAGCAGCAGCACTGGCAATTATTCCGAAAATTATACCTATTTTTGTTTTACTAATTGCACCAAAGGCAGTAGCAATGCCTAAAAGTCCTCTAGTGATAGCAGTTAATGCTCCTATACTTAACACAGCAATAAATGCTGCACTTAGTGCAATAACAATTTTTATATTTTCAGCAAGAGTTTTAAAAGCATCTCTAAACAGTATAGCAATAATTGCTATTGGTCCTTTTAAATCTTCTAAGGCATTACTAAGCGCATTAATAAAATTAGCAAGTTCTCGATTTACTCCTAGTCTAGCAAAAAGATCTATAAGATTGTTTATAGTATCTTTAAAATTACTCATTGCTTGACTTAGACTTCCTGCCTTGGCTAAACTGGCTCCGCCAAATGCATCTTGTAATCCTGCTTCTAAAGCATCTAATATAAGTCTAGCACCTTCAGCAGTTTGTCCTAATTTTCCTATTTCTAATCTATTAAGTCCAATACGATCACTCAAAATAGTAAAAACTGGAATACCTCTATCTGCCAGTCTGTTTAGGTCTTCTAGTCCTAGTCCGCCTGCTGTGGTTCTAGCATAAAGATCTGTTATGGCACGCAGAGCACCTAGTCTATCTGCCACACTACCACTGACATCTGCAAATAATCTAAGTTGAGCCACAGTTGGTTCAATGCCTGCGGCTTTTAATTTTAACACTGCTTCCACTAGATCTTCTACAGCAAACGCACTAGTCTTGGCAAAATCTTTGATATCTGCAAATATCTGATTGCCTTGAGCAGTATCTCGATACAAAGTTTGTAGTGTTAATCTTAGATCTTCAAATCTTGCTGCTACTTGAACAATGCCACTGACAGCAAATCCTGCTCCTATAGCACTGGCAAATCCTGCTAGTTGATTACGTAAAGCACCCAGAGCAGTTGAGGCCGCTCTTGTGTCAATATCCAAACTATACTTTAAATCAGCCATATTATTTCCTTAGCGATTGTCTTACCAACTTATTTAGATACTGTTGTGTAGGTTTAGTCATACCTTGTGGAGCCTGACGACTTGAACCACGATCTAAAACCTGAGCGTAAGGATAATTTGCTTCAATGGTTGTTGACTGTAATCTTGTATTTGATCTAGCACGACCTGTATCCTTAGGAGTTTGTTTGATAAAATAATCAAAGGCTCGTCGAGGCAACTGAGTTAAAAATCTCTGATTACGGTCTAAACTACCTGTTATAGTATCTGATACTAATTTTAATTTCATTGTTTTCTCACACTATCTAACAAGGCCTGTAGTTCAGTCTTGGGAATGTTTTTAGGAGGAGGTGGAGCACGACCCTGTGTTTTACTTTCATATAAGTCTCGTTGATACTGTTCCCAGGCCTGTGCTCGATCCATTACTAATACATCCAAAGTATCACCTCTACTTAAAACTTCACTGGGCAGCAATTTGTATCTTGTTGCTAACCCATCTAACATCAATATACGCCTAAGATCCGGATCTGAATCTTCAATCTTGGCGTCTAAAACTTTCCCAAACTTTCAACAATTCTTGTAATACACAACATTAATACTCTTGTTGGCAGCATATTGTCTTCTGTGATAATTTGTTGTCCTTGCTCATTTAAAACTAGTTCTCGCACGGCACTCATCATACTGCCTATGTTAGTATTATCAACACTGGCTAATTTTACAAATATGTGCATTGGCTGACGATCCCAGGTCCAAAAACTAATGGGCTCACCGAATTCTTTAACAACGTCATCGCTGTCAAGTATTATTTCTATGAGTTTTGGTTTTGCTGCTAGATCTTGTAATTTCATTGTTAATCTACCTTTCTGTCAATAAGTTTGTTTATAATTAATAGGCTGAATCTTATGCGACTCTGTGCTTTGTCAATGTCAAGGCGTGCCTGTGTGATTTCATTTTGTGCCTTGGCCACTTCAGCAAGTAGACTACGCAATAAGGCCAAATCTGTTTTTGTTTCTATTAGATCCATTAATCTTCCTGTTAGTGTATTTAAGTCAATACAAAAAAAGGGCTACGAATAGCCCTTGTTTTCTTGTTAAAATTAATTAACTTACTGCAACCAAGTATTCACCAGCAACTGTGATAGTTACAGGTGTTACCCATACTGGACTGTCTGCTGATATTGTTGGTGCTAGACCAGTAATATAGCCCTGTCCTTTGATCACACGGTCTGTGCTTGAATTTTCACGCATTTTCAGTGTAAAGCAAATTGGGGTTTTGTTGCGGCTGAGACCTAAAAGTCCCTGTGCTGCCACTGTGTCACTTTGAGTGCTGGCTAGTGT